GCCGGTCACGTTGGTGTACGGCACACCCATGGCCGAGCAACAAGCCAGCAACGTGCGATACTGAAACGCTTCATAAGACCCACCAACGTCAGCAGGATCCGAGAACTTGATATCTTCGCCGGGAAGGAGCATCTGCAGCGTGCCTGGCTCCAAGCCAATCAGGGCAGCGTTGTCCTGATCCTTAGTGGCACTGTCTTCACCCATCATCTCTTCTGGCGATGGCTTGGTTACGAAGGCCGCAAACATAGCCGCCACCTTTTTGCGATCCAGTTCCGCATCGTCATATTGCTCAAGCAGCCAAAGCCGCGTCATGGCGGGCGTCAGCCACGGAACACCTCGGATTTGTCCCTCGGCCACGGGATTAAAGATATGAAGAACCTGATTGGCCGGGACACGGATCCGAGAGTGATCCGCGTTTTGACGCACGTCGCCCGGAGGCTGACGCAGGAAGTGATAGGCAACGCGGCGACCCAAGCGATCGAACTCGATCCCGAAGATCACCTCGTTGTCGTTAGGCAAGGTTTCACAGTGAGCGAAGGGCAGTTGTTCCGATGGCAGCATCTGAAGCTGCAAGGGAACCACCAAGCCATCACTTGGACGGCGCGACCTTAGCCGGAAGAAACATTCACCGGCTTCGAAGACAGCGCGTGCCGCGATCGACTGCAGTCCATAAAAGTCCGTCAGACCATCCGCATCCGCTTCATCCGTCCAGGCAAGCCACAGCCTTTGGATCCGGTCTTTGAGATCTGCTTCCTCAATCAAACTGGAAGGCTTGATCCCGGCACCGATGGCATGGGCGGCAAAGCTGGTGGTCGCATTGTTGGCGTAAGGGTTATTGCGAACCAGATCACGAGATCGAGCGCGCAACACATCTCCGCCTTGGCGGATAGCCGCATTGATGCCGTCACTGCCAACCCGCCAGGACGCCAAGCGTCTGGCCATACGGGCACCCTCGAAGGCTTGGGCTTTGGTGGTCTTTGCCTTACCCCATCCCCACCTTTTCCAGAATGCCATTTTAATAACCCTTTGATGTCGTCACGCGAATTTGTCGGACAGTCTTATTGCCAGTGAGCGCCTTCAGTTCAGTCTCCAGAGAGCGGATCGCCTCAGCGATCTCCGCATCCCCTCGGTATTCGATAGACTTGCCGTCATAACTCACCCGGGCAACGCCACTGGCCCGCTGGGCTTTGAGCGCATCCAGCTGGGTTTGGATCTCTTCTGACTTTGCCAATGGGGTCTCTATCTCATCATGTAACCGCTCGAAATCACCCGGCGAGAGGCCGGTTGTGAGCGTTTGACCTGTCCTGCTTGTGGCGCGGGAGCCAGATCAGAGTTTGTATTTTCAGGTGCGAGCGTGACCTGGCTTTCAAGATCCTGCCAGCGAGGTTCTAACCAGCGATCCGCGCCAACAATCCAGGCGGCAGCGCGGGCATAGACCCGGCAATCCAGAGCCTCGTTACGCTCTCTGAGCTTTTGCCATTCAAGGCGCGTAAACCCGCGCTTGTTTTTAACTGTGACCAGTTGCTCGGCGACCAGCTGCTTTAACCATTCGGCATCGATCCAGGTCGGAAAATGAATGGTGCCCGGCAGATAGCCCGCCCCTTTAGCTCTTTCCTCATCGGTTGGCCGAGATGCTCTTAAGAAACGATAGGTCTCAGACTTGAAGGTCGAGACTGACACGGTCCAAAGACGCGCCCCTCGTTTGAGCTTTCTGCCGCCGTCCGTCGCGTCCACATAAGTTGGACCTGAAACCGGGGAGGACCGATTAAAGCCTTCCACGCCTTTGACCGGCGCAACCTGTCCGAACCCTACACGCCGCGCCCAAGCATAAACGGCCGGAGCCTCGTATCCAGTGTCGATCGCCAACTTCGCAATCTGCAACTGGGCCCCATTTTCATGAGGCCAGGCCTGATTGAGCAGCGCTTCAAGTTTTTGCCAAGATGCTGCTTCCTGGGGGCCGCCTTCAATGACGACGTGATCTACAAGCCAGCTTTCCAGCCCCCTGCCCCAGGCCCAAACATCAACCTCAATCCGGTCTTTCTGGATGTCAGCGCCCGCAGTCAGAAACAGGCCATTGCCGGGCACGGTTTCATAAGACCAATCTTTGCGCTGATCATACAAACGCTCCCAGTCCGGGGCCTCACCGGTCTCGACCCAGGTCTCACCAAGAGAGGTGTTCACGAAGGTTTTCATGCCTTCGGCCCCCTGGGCCTTGGCAGACAAAAACGCCCGGACCATGTTTTCCAATCGAACCCATGGCGAATAGATTTCATTCAAATGGAACCCTGCGATCCCGGAGAAAAGATTCTCTGCTCGCCATTCACCATGACGGATTACAGACCAGCGCTGTGCATCAGACCAAACCGAGCCACATTCCTCACAAACATAGTGGGATGTTTCCGGCAGGTGATTACCAGCAGCATCCTTTTCCCATTGGACCTGTTCCCATCTGAGAACCTGATGGGTTCCGCAGTCCGGGCAAGGAACCCAAAATCGTCGTTTATCACTTTCTTCCCAAGCCGCATCAATCCGGCTCACACCTTTGATCGTCGGCGTTGAGACCAGAACGATTTTGCGGTTCCAGAACGTCACTGTGCGCTTTCGCGCCAAATTAACCGGATCACCCTCCGCTCCCGCGCTGGGCGGGTAGCGATCAACTTCATCGCACAGAAGGATCCGGATCGGACGCATGGCCAAACCCGAAGGTGCATTCGCACCAACGATCGTCAGATGACCACCAACAAACTTCTTGTGCAGGATCTTGTTCGATCCATCCCGAGACTTCGGATCCGACAGCTTCCCATAAAGGCACGGCGTATCCCGCGCCATAGGTGCAAAGCGGTCTTTGGACCAGGTCTCGGCATCACGTTCTGTCGGCATCACCACCATGATGGGTGATGGATCCTGATCAACGTGATAGCCGACCGTATTCAAGATGCATTCCGTCTTGCCAACCTGAGCCGAGGTCTTCACAACCACGGTTTCTACCGAGGCATCGGAAATGGCATTCATGATGCCGCGTTGATACTCGGCACGTTCGGTCACCCATTGTCCGGGCTCGGAGCTTGCTTCAGAGCTCAGCCGTCTATTTTTGTCCGCCCACTGACTTACCGTCAGATCTGGCGGCGGTGCTGCGGCTTCCAGCGTTTGCTTCGCCACCTGTTGTAGCACTGTCGTCCCCATCAATGTGATGAACGATTTCAACGTCGGTTTCGGCGATTTCCGTGAGGATCTCAAAGATCGCCTTTTTGATGACGTCCCTTGCTTGGTTGAGGCTTGTCGTTTCATGAACCACCGGTGCGATTTTGTCAGGCAGCACCAGCAGCCGTGCCCGCATCAGCGCCACGATTTCCGTCCAGGCCACTTTCACATCAGGAGCAGAGAGCAAATCCCCTCGCATCTGTGAGGCTTCCATCTCTGCAAGATCAGCCTTGGCCTTCACCAACCGGGCTCGTTCCGTTCCATAATCGGCGTTCCCCGCCTCTCCCTTCAGATTGAGATCACGCAGATGGCGGATATAGCCACGTACCGAACCAATAAGCTCGTACCGACCCCTTGCCGCCTTTGGGATGACACCGGCTTTCGATAGCTGCTGGACCCGCCGCTCGGAAATATCGAGCAGGCTCGAGATCACAGAAATGGGCTGAGTGTTATCCGACATGACCGCCAAAAAAGTGATTAATTACAGTCTATTATGCTTGATGCCTTTTCGATTAAGAGCGTTACTGAATTCAGCCAAACGCTTGAAACGAATGGAAAATCCATGACCAGCATTGCCATCATGATGAACGACGGCAGCACCGAATTGCCCCGTCCTTGGAACCGCGCCTCAAGTCAGGACGAACTCATTGAAATGATCGTCCACTTTATCGGCTACCACACTAGCAAGACCGAAAGCCAAGCAATCAACATGATCGACACCAGCCGCGTTGACCTTGATGCACCGATCGCCCGGGTCAACCTGCCAGGTGGCAAGACCATCCGCTTTTATGCCTTCAAAGAATACTACTGAGAGGAGCTAAGCCCCATGGAAATTAAAAAACTCAAAGTCAGCCAATTGGCCCGTGCAATCGAAACGATCACCGGGACGCCAACCACAGCCAAATCCTTCAATTACAAATCCAAAGCCGTCGACCGGGTTATGGAATTGATGAAAGAACACAAACTAACCCGCGAAGAAATCCTTCAGGCCGCTGGTTTGACCAGGATCGAAACGCCAAAGACCACCATTCCCCAACAGGTTAAAGAAGCTAAGCCTAAGCGGATCACCAAGCAGTCCATTCTGATTGATATGCTTCAAACCGGTTCAGGCGCTTCCATCGAAGAATTGACCAAAGCCATCGGCTGGCACCCTCATACCGTGCGTGGCGCGATCAGCAATGTGCTCCGCAAAAAGCTCGGCCTCAATGTGGTCAACGAGCAGTCATTCAGTGGCAAACAGGTTTATCGGATTGAACGCTAAATTCCAAACTCACTGATCTTAGCAAGCGGGAAACAGCCAGATTGATCAAAGAGCCAGTGCCGTCGCTAAATCCCCATGCACGAAAGCACTTTCCATGCGCTGAATCTCGGCTTCTCTCGCGCCGCGCCGCCGGGCCGCGTCACGCCAAGTATTCGTGACATCAGCCACTTCCCGGATCATCGTGTCCGCTTCATCAAGTTTCAGCGTAAATTCTTCAGCGACGGAACGCAGAAGCTCCACCGAACAGGCTCCGTCGTCAAAATCGATATTGGTTGCCAGAATACGTGGTTTCACGTCTTGCGGCGTCGGGTTTATGTCATAGGCAGGCGAAAGGGTCCAACCGCGCTGTCCAAGCCACAAGAAACCGTGATTGCGTAAATGATCGTCCGTGTTCGAAACGAGGATGGAAAAAGCGATACGCTTGAACAACTCCACGCGATCGACTGTCGCATTTGCACCATACATGGTCAACGCATCGACCATCTCGAGATAACTGCCACGCTCTCCATCGCGATGTTCCGTCATTGACATGGCTGAGAGAAACGGGATCCGTTCGGTGCCGTCGCGGTCGAAACGGCGAGACAGGAAAATCGGACGTCCATCATTTTCATGCAACTCGTGTTGCGCAACCCGAATACCGGATGCCGCCGCCAAATCCAGAACAATGGCTTCCCACCGCTCGAGAGAATACTCGTCCGTTTCCTTTGGGAATTTTGCAATGGAAAGACAGCCATGCTGATCGATAACCGAAGCCTTGGGCCGCGCGCCACCAAGTGAAGAGCCTGGTGCGAAGATCAGCAGCAGATCTTCATCACTCTCCTCGCCTCGCAGAATACGTTCCGATGCCCCAAGTAATTTTCCCAAGGCAACGGTTCCCGGAACACCGACCTCCTGAGGGGCCTGAAAGACATCATCACCCGCCCAGCGGAAACGAAGGGCCCCGAGGCGGGTTTCATCGGATACGCCGAGCAAGAAATCCGCTTCATGAAGTGTTTGCACCGCTCGTCCTTCACGTTCGGCAGCCCGACGCTCGCGGCGACGCATTAAGGTACGTCCCCAGGTATCCGGGGCGGAATCACCGAGCGTGCCAAACATCTCCTGGCCTGCAGGTGGACGGAACGTACCGGCTCCAATGGGCAATGACGGATCGATGGAAAAACTCTCGGCGGAACCGATCCATTCAGGATCGTATTCGAACGTGACACTTTCGCGACCACGAGCGGCATGCCGGCGCATCAGGCCGATCCGGCGGCACTGCCCATGCCAATCCAGAAACACGTCAAGGTCAACCATCGCTCTTGACCTTCCGGCTGCGGACGACATAAGCGCGCTTAGGCAATTCCTCTCTCGTTATACTCTGCCCAACCTCATCGTGGATCGGATCCACAACGTCTGCGAGCTTCTCCAGAAGATTCAACGCCTGTAATACGGCAGCCACGATCCCGATACCAACCGAAGGGTCACCCTTTTCGATCCGTGAAATCGTCGGGCGCGACGTCGCCGCCCGCTGCGCTACGACTTCCATGGGTAGTTTGCGTCGCAATCGCGCTTCACGGATATCCTCTCCCAGCTTACGAAGAGCACGGCGGGATGCTGGAGGGGAGCGGTGTGGCGTCGGCATAACAGTATCTTCCTATTACATTTTCCAATATAAATGTAACATGATGATAACTTTAATTCAACACCATTCGATCTTTGACTGGGGTCGTGACCCCTAGCGTAATCTCTATCCAGTCATCTACTCACGAAAATTTTCACCTGAAACTGTTCAAATATCCGGCGCAGGGTATAGCTGCGCAAAATCGACAGCCCTGTGAAGATCGCGCCGATCACCAGATTGTCCGAGAGGGATACTTCCAGACCGAACAAGGGAAACACTGCAATTTGCGCAGTGACCGCCACGCCGTAACCCACGGCGACATTGATCAGTGATTCCAAAAAGGACATACGTCTGGACTGTCTCACGTTTCCGACCTCTCGTTAATAATCTCTTCAAACGAACGACCATCGCCGTCCAATATGGCTTTCAGACCGGTGATGTTCTGCCAGCGTGTAATAGCGACATCCACATAAGCCGGATTCAATTCCAAACCATAACAGACCCGTCCCGTGCTTTGCGCCGCGATCAAGGTCGTTCCCGATCCCATGAAAGGCTCATAAACAGCCTGACCCGGGCTCGAGTTATTTAAAATCGGACGACGCATACATTCGACTGGCTTCTGAGTGCCATGAACGGTTTCAGCGTCCTGGTCGCGGCTGGAAATCTGCCATAGCGTCGTTTGCTTGCGATCCCCTGCCCAGTGACCCTTGCCATTCTTTTTGACCGCATACCAACAAGGCTCGTGCTGCCAGTGATAATCACCCCGGCTCAGAACCAAGCGTTCCTTGGCCCAGATGATCTGGGAGCGAACATTGAAGTGGGCACGTTCCAAACTGTCAGCGACCGTCGTTGCATGCAAAGCGCCATGCCAGACATAAGCAACATCACCGGGAAACAAGACCCAGGCATCATACCAGTCGGCACGATCATCATTGAGCACCTTGCCTGTACGTTTGGTCGTTGCGGCTCCGGCCTTGTTCCGCCAGTTCGGGTCATACTCAACCCCATAGGGCGGGTCGGTCACCATAATCAATGGCTTGACCGCACCCAGCAATCTCTCCACGTCGGTGGCAATGGTTGCATCACCACAGATCAAACGATGGTTCCCAAGCACCCAAAGGTCTCCAGGCTGGGCGACCGGTTGTTCCGGGGTATCTGGAATATCATCTTCACCCTCGAGCTCAGCCCCCATGTCACCGGCGGCTTGCGCCAGCATCTGAGCGAGGTCGTCATCAGAATAACCCGTGCCCGTCAGACCAACATCGCGCGATTGGATTGCCTGAAGCAGAGCGGCCAGAATCTCCGGATCGTTTTCAGCAAGATCAGACAGGCGGTTGTCACCAACCAGGATGGCTTTTGCATCCTCATCATCGGCATCCACATAAATGACCGGCACTTTGTCCAGCCCCTCGGCCTGGGCGGCCATGAAGCGGTGGTTGCCCGCAAGAATGTGACCGGTGGATCGTTGAACAACCAACGCGCCATAAAATCCGTTTACCCGGATGCTGGAGCGGATCTCATCAAGGTTCCCCCGACGCGGGTTTTCAGGATGACAAGAC